TTTATATAATATGTTAAGAAATTATTCGATATCAACATGAGTTAAGAAATGTCTTCGACAACACATTTTTTTCATATTTAATTCGTCTAGAACCTCACCTTCTGGCGTCTTTTCATGAAATTCTTTTGTTAAATAAAGAACTTTGTCTATTTCGTCAGAATTATTTGTTCCAACCTTTTTTGCTAATTTTCTTTTACGAACTTCTGCTTGATAAAAACGATATTTATCAGCAATAACCATACCACAAGTAAAACATTTAACTGGGATTATCATTTCTTATATATATTGTATATTATTCTTATATTATTTAAATTTAAATCAATTTTTTTATTTTATCTATATAAATATATTATGAGTTTAACTGGATATAATGTTAATGGAGTAGACCTTGCATTTATATTTGAACAAAGAACTTCTGGAAATAATAATGCGACTAATTTTTTGACTGGAGGAGTAGATTTGTCCAATATATTTCAACCATATGATGGAACAACACCACAAGCTCCAGTAACTAACTATATATTTGGAGGAAATGATTTAAATACTATATTTAATAACATACATTCTTTTTATACATTAGACTATAATCCATTTAGCGCAACTACTACACAAACAGGTTATACGTATCATATATTTTCGGTTAGTGATACTTTATCTTTATCTGAAAATATATCGAATGTTTGGATTTTTTTGATTGGTGGTGGAGGTGGTGGTGGTTCTGGTTTAGGTTATGAAGGTGGTGGTGCTGGTGGGACTATTACTACTGGAAGCTCGCCATATAATTTAACTGCTGGAACATATAATGTTACAATTGGAAATGGAGGAGCGGGTGGACCATTTACTTCTGGAAATTTTAATGGAGCAAATGGTTCTGCTGGTGGAACTACAAGTATAAGTGGTCCTGGATTAAGTCTGAGTGCGGCTGGTGGAGGCGGCGGTGGTGGGTCAGCACAAGGTGGTACAGGTAATGGTGGAACTAATAGCAATGCTAACAACTATGGAAAAGGAGGAAAAGCAGGCCCAAATGGTGTAACTGTTACAAATGTTCAAGGAACTTATAATGGAAATGGTTATGATGGTTATCCTTATACATTTCAAGATGGAACAGGAACAACATTTAAATTTGGTGGTGGGGGTGCTGGTGGTGGGCGAAATTCAGGTACTGGAACACCAGGACCATATTATGGCGGAGGTGGTGTCGTTGGTGCTTATGGTTCAACAACATTTACCGCAGAAACTGGAGGCTGTGGAGGAACGGGTAGTTTTGGTATTTCAACCTTTCCAGGATTCAATTATACATTTAATGGAAATACTTATTCTATTGGAACAGGAGGAGGTGCTGGTGGTAATAGTAGTGCTAACTACTATTCTTATGGCGGATTTGGTGGACCTGGCATAGCTATTGTTTATTATCCTACTTATATTTATCCTCCTTTTACAACTTCAGGAACTTTTGATGCTTCATATTCATATGTTGGTGGATATTATTGTGTTACATTAACAATTCCTACAAGTAATGGATTTGCTCAAACATCCTCAACAGGAACTTTTACGCCTTTAAGAAATTTAACTAATGTAAATGTTGTTGTAGTTGGAGGTGGAGGCGGTGGTGGAGAATCTTCAGACTCGTATAACGGCGGTGGAGGTGGTGCTGGAGGCGCAATTACTACACAATCATCTTTATCATTAACTCAAACTAGTTATAACGTTACAATTGGGTATGGTGGTGCCGGTGGTAATTCTCAAAGCTCTGGACCACCATCTGTTCCAAATCTAAGTGTTGATGGTTTACAAGGTGGTACATCAACTTTTGATTCATATTCTGCTGCTGGTGGTCAAGGTGGTTTAAGCTCTGCTTCTGGTACTGGTGGGGCTGGTGCTGATGGCGGAGGTTCTGGAGGCCAAGGTGGATTATATAACACTTCCACATCTTCAACTGATGGTTTACCTGGAACTAATATAGCCATACCAAATGTGGGTAATTATTATTTTTCAGGTGGTGGTGGTGGTGGTTCTTATGATGGGCAACCTGACGAAGGTGCAGGTGGATTAGGAGGAGGAGGTTCTGGCGGTTATGGTAATGAACCAAATAATGGTGTAAACTATACTGGACCAAACAATATTTATTACCAAGTTACACCTGCACCTCCATCTCAATGGTTACCATCCTACCAACCTCAAAGTTTTGGATTTTTGAAGACTGGTGGAGGTGGTGCCGGAGGAAATGGTAATGGAAATTCTTATATACCTGGTGCTTGCGGAGGTTCTGGTATTGTTGTTATATCATTTCAATATCCTTAATATTTAAAGATGTTAATAATTTAAACATAATATAATAAATACAATTATATTATGTTGTCACAAATTTATCAACTAACAAAAACAAATCATGAACGTCTTAATTGGGACGAATATTTTATGTCCATTGCGCTTCTAGCTTCTCAACGCAGTCCTTGTTCACGACTGAATGTAGGTTCTGTTATTGTTAAAAATAATAGACTTATTTCTATGGGATATAATGGTTATATTCCTGGTGCTCCACATATCTCTAGAATTCAAGATAATCATGAACAATCAATAATTCATAGTGAAATAAATGCTATTTCTGATTGCGCTAAACGTGGAACAAGTCTTGATAATTCTAAGATTTATATTACACATTATCCATGTATAAATTGTTTTCGTTCAATAGCAGCTTGTGGTATTAAAGAAATAGTTTATTTAGAGGACTATAATAATGATCCTATTGTTCAAGAATTAGCTCAAGATTCTAACATAATTATTAAGAGGTTAATGTCTTACTCAAGATTCTAATATAATTATTAAGAGGCTACTTTATTAGGACATTTCTCTCCATAACATTTATTTAGGAAGTAATAATAATCTAATGGTATTGTTTTGCCTTTAGAATCAGAACCAAACAATGGTCCGTTTTGATTTCCTGCTTTACACTTATTATCACTTGTCCAAATACAACATGATGTCAACCCACAATTATATTTTGTAAGAGCATTACATGATGTTTCTAAATTAAATCCTTTGTTTGTCTCGCAAAATGCTTTACTACTATCTGTTGTTAAAGGATTATTTTGTAATCCTTCCATTGTTATAACTTTTATTAATTCTTTTGGTTGTTCGTTTTGATTTAATGTTAATCCAATCGAATTTATAAAAATAATAACCGAGAGAATTATAAAAATTATAATAAAAATCTTTAGTAAATATTTGGAATCCATCTAATATAAATAAATATTTTATATACTTAATTTATAATGGCAAAATCGCGTAAAAATAAGTCTACTTTACAGAAAACTATTAAAAAAACTGTTAATAAAACTTTACCTGTAGTTGATAAAGGTTTGACAAAAGTAGGAACTACTGCTAAAAATGTAGCTGAAGCCTCTATACCAATTGTAGAAAAAGGTGTATCTGCTGTTTATGGAACAATGGCAACTGGTTTAGATTTAGGTGTCAAAGGTGTCAAAAGTGTTGCTAAAGGTGTTAGCAAAAGAAAACGCAGTCGCAGTCGCTCATTAGCAGGTGGTCGTAGAACTAGAAGAAGACATTATCGAAGACATTAATTTCTTATCGTAATATATGTTAAATACAATAAGTAATTTAAGTAGAAAATCGGATAAATATGGAGATGTTCATTTTATATCTTTTCTTGGAGCAACATTAGCTAGACTTGCTTATATGAATGATAATAAATTTTTAACTAGTTATAGTCAAATAATGGGTCCTGTAATTCAACCAAAAATTTTATCAGGTATAAATAGCGTAGATGCTAATAATTTAGGTGATTTATTGGATGATCAAAAAATTTTTGGATTAGATAAAGGAAGCGATGATATATTCGCAAAATATGAATATAATTACAAAGGTAAAAATTTTATTGATTTTATTGGTTTAAATATGCCACAAAATATAAATATAATTAATGGTGATTTGAAAGGTGAAAAAAAATTTCCAGTCCCCGGAGAAGAAACAAAAGCAGATCAGGTTAAATATATTTCTATTGGTTGGTCAAATTATGGTGAAATTTATGTTGTAGCTGATAAGAGAATGCAAAATACAATATTATTAATTTTTAGAGGAACATATAGTGCTAAAACAGCAGCTCTTTATTCAAAACCAACATCAGTCGTTCCATTAACAGTTTGTAAAGATTCAAAAGGAAACCCAGAGTCATTTTTATATGGTATTTTTAAAGCAACAAGTGAAATGGGACATACTATTGTCGAAGCAATGCGTTATTTAGCTACTGATTTTTTGGGAGCAACCACACCAAATTCAGTTAAGATATTTACAACAGGACATTCTTTGGGAGGAGCAATGTGTAGTAATTTTGCTTATTTATGGATGGGTATAAAAAAAACTGCTCCATATGATTCCTCACCATATAACGTGTTAGCAGATAACATAGTTTGTGTAAGTTTAGGTGCGCCTCGTTGTATGGGAAGTTCTGTAGCCAAAAAATTTTGTAATTTTGCTATGCAAAAGAAAATATTATTTTTAAGAATAACAACAAGAGGTGATCCTGTACCTGCTTTACCTCCTAAAACTGGTTTTCAACATCCTTGTTCAGATGATAGTAAAATGCGTATGGAAGTGAGTGAAGATTGTAATGCTACTCTTACTATGAGACCTACACCTAATGTTAATTATAAGTCTGATTTAGATTGCCAAAATTATAAAACAAGAGCATATATACCTAATCCAATATCACATACTATTTATCTTGATATTATGTATACAAATGCTGTCGATATTCCAAAATTTTTCAAAGGTATAGGTATTGCTCAGGAAGTATCAAGAGGTCCTGATAAAAGTACCATTTGTAGATTAGTTATGGGACAAAATGCCGATTATAAAGCTGTATTTTTTGATGTTAATAAAGCTAGAGTAACACCTTCTAATCTTGATGTAGTAGAAGATGCTGAATTAGCTAAAGTTGATCCTAATGCTGCTGCTCAATTAAAAGGTTCTGAAAGTGCTGCTGGGGGAGGATGGCTTTCAAGTAAAAGTAAATCTTCTACAACTTCAAGTAAACCTGTGCTTAAAATTGGTGGTGAAGTGGCTGAAGATAGAAGAATGACAAAGGATGCGTTTGATACATTGATTGGAAAAATGGTTGCTTTACAAGGAGATTTATGTCCACAAAAAGGTGAAATAGTTAATCCATTTAATACACAAGCAGCACCTGATCTAAGTTGTCCTGGTATTAAATTTGGTGGTAGACGTAGAACTCGTAAAATTAGAAAAACTAGAAAAAATAAAAAACGTCATACTCGTAGACGTTAAAATAATAAATTAAATAGAATATTTATTATTTTAAATTAATGATATCTTCTTCTAGTTCTTGATTTATTGCTTCTCTTATGTTTTCTTGTTCTTCTTGAATTTTTTCGTCTTCTTCCTCCTTTTGCTGAAATAGGACTATAATACGGAATAATCATTTGGTTCAATTCTTGAAGCATTATATATATATTAAAAGATATTATAATTTAGAGAGAATTTGTCCCTTTAATGTTTTGACACGTTTTTGTTTTATATTTGTCTTATGAATTTCGGCGTGACATGTCTCACATAGTGTCATCAAATTAGCTAAATTATTTTTATGAAAAATTGTATCATCGGTTTTTATAATTCCATTTTTATCCGCATCTGCTTGGTGCTGTAGATGATGAACTTCTGTGCCCATATTTTTCCCACATTTTTCACAAACACTCACAATTTTATTAGAGTTATAACGGGATTGTTTGAGAGAAAGAATACTTCTACTATCCGGATTATACTTGAGACGAATTTCATTAGCTGCTTCTAAAAAGTCTAATGGAAGATTTAATGATTTACATACTTCTAGACCATACATTTTGTCGCCAGAACCATCTTTTAATTTGCGATCATATACAAGAACATCATTTTCCTTGTCATATTTAACTTCCATGTGTTTCAAGTGAACATTGTAGAGAGAAGTAATTTCTTCATAATCAACTATTTCATGTAGATGAGTGGCAAATATAAAACTGCTTCTAGAACTATGTAGTTTCTGAATTCCAGCGACAAAAATACTAACAGCGCTTTCTGTTTCTGTTCCTGAGCATAATTCGTCTCCCAATATCATACTATTTTCATCCATCAAACGCAAAATAGTGCGAAGCTCCGACATCTCGACTTCAAATGTTGACAAACCTTTAAAAATATTATCGTTACCTATAATGCGAGTAAATATATGTTTGTAAGGTTTAAATTTATATGATGAACATGGCACATATAATCCTGATTGTGCTAGTATAATGGAAATACCTAATGCTCTTATTAAGGTTGTTTTACCAACAGCATTTGTTCCATATAATAAAATACCATCTGATTTACCATCTCCGAGAGAAATGTCATTTGTTACATATAATTCATTCATTTGAAATCTCTCTATTAAACAATGACGTAACCCTTTTGCTTCAACAAATGACTTTTCAGCTTCTACTATTTCTGGTTTACAATAATTAAATTGTTTTGCTATTGAAGCCTTTGTATACATCATATCAACTAAAGTAATAAAATTTATTATTTTTTCTATTTGTGATTGATATATGCTTAATCCTTCTATAAATCTATTATAAATAAGTGTAATTAAATCTTTTAGTGATATTTTTATAGATGATATTGTCTTACAAAAATTATTTATTTGTGAACCAATAATAAAGTTATTTGATGATGATTGCTTCTCAAATGAAAATTGTGATTTTGATACAACAAATGTAAATGGTTTTGTTGACATATTTAACGTTATATTTGTTTCGACACTTGGTAAAGCATCTTGTAATATCTTACATCTTCTACTTGTACAAACCAAACTATAATTATTTTTTTCTGTCTCATGTATTTTTACAAATTCACTTGATTTTGCCGTCTTTTTCTCTTTATTCGCAATTAAATTACTTAAATATTCTCTAATAGATTCAAGGCCTTGTTCGGAATCTTTTAATGTCTCAGTTTTTTTATCTAACTCAGAATCCACGCCTTTTTTTATAAAATTCACCTCAAATTGCTGTATTTGGTCAATATCTTTTGCTAAAATTAATTCAATATTATTTTCTATAAACAATATTACTTCTTCACATATATCACCAATTTCTGTAATATTTTTATCAAATTCTTTCAAGTAATTCATAATAGTTTCATCAACTTTGATTATGTCAAATATAAAATTTATTGTTTTAATACTCGAATATAAAGTATAAATGGATTTTGGAGTGATTTTTTTAAGAAATATTTGTCTCTCAAACTTTGCCAAATCTTTTATTGTTGTTAATTTTGTTTTAAAAGATTGACACATATTTGAGTCAACAATTTTTAGAATATATTCTGTTATATCATATTCACGTTTTAATTTATTATTATCACAAATAGGATTTAACATATTATACAAAAATTTACGTCTTCCCATTGGTGTTAGACAATTATTTAAAAGCTCTGAAACTGATGACAATTTCGAAGATTTAACAGAACCATCATTAATAATATTCAATTGTTTGAGAGAATGATTTGCTAATGTTAATCGTTCAGAACAATTTTCAAATACAGGTTCAGCTATTTTATTAACTAATTGTGGATTATGTTGGTAAACAAAATCTAATAAATAACAAAATGCTTGTGTAGCTATGTTATTCTCATAAAAATTATGAACAAATACATCAAAATTATCAAATTTATAAAATTTTGAGAGAATTTCTTTTTGATATGGTTGTTTTTCGCAATTTTTAACTCTAGTCATTTTAACATTTCCATTAATTATATTTTCATTAATATGAATTTTATGAATTAGATTACATGATATACCAGCATAACTTATAACATAATCTAATTCTTTTTCTTCTGGTAAATTCGAAATTAAAATAACTTCGCTTGGATTATAAATAGAAATAAATCTCTCTAACTCATCATAAGTTGTTGGATTATTGACATAAGTCTCCTTAAATTGGAATATACTTGTTTTACCAGTATAAATATCAATATTAGCTACACCAACAACAACATATTTACCTTTTAATAAAACCTTATTCTCAATTAAATTAACCCAAATACATGATATCGAATTAGTTAAACTTTGCGATTCAGTTTGAAAATAAGTTCCTGGAGAGAAAATTCCAGCTAAACTGCGTGATGTATTTTTCATATTTTCATCCTGTGTATAAACAACAGCAGTAAAACCAGCATCTTGTATTTTTCTCAAATATTTTTCAATCATAAAGTCTTTAAATCCAGCCATCATTACATTATTTTTACCTACACAAGTATTTTTATCAACAACATTCAACTCACAAATTTGAGAAAAAACTATTATTTTGCTCGATATTATGGTGTCATTTTCTTTATCATAAATTCCATAAACTTCAAAAAACGCACCTACCTGCATAAGTAGTATTGTATTCTCTCCATACTCATCTTGATATTTTTTTGTTAATTCAAAATATTCCGTTATCAACGACATATTATATAATATAGTAAATTATCTTTAATATATTATATTAATTATCTAGAATTATTGTTGTGCCTTTTTTCTTATCATATATACAAATAGTATGGTTAAAATACATATGAAATATAGCATTTTTAAGATATAAATAAATGTCCTTTGATATTATGCCTAGACTATAATATAGCATTTTAATTATTATTAATATTATTATCATATATCCTGGTAAATTATTTATGTCATTTAAATTTTCTAATACAGATTTTCTATATTTTTCATCATAAATTAATATATCAAATGAAAAATTGCGTTTTTTATCTTCATATTTAATTTTATAACCTATAACTATCGATTTAGACCTTATATAAAATTTTTGATATATTTTTTTTATATCTGCTCTTTTAATATCTAAATAATTCTGTAGTTTTGTTAATGTGCTATTAATATTATCACTTATAACAGTAATATCTACATCACTAGCATTTTGAAAATAATCAGACCTTTTAATACTTCCATAAAAATATAAATTCGTATCTAAATAAGTTTGTAAATTTTTAAAATAATTATATTTATAATCTCCTAACCTATCTTTTATATCTTCCATATTAAAATAAGTATAGATTATATTTATAACTCTTTATCATCTTTTGAAAAATTATGTAATAAAGTATCCGGATTAGAATTAGTTATTTCTCCTGATAACATGGCTGACTCATATAATTTTCTTAATACATCATTAGGAGCATTACTACCCGTTTTTATTAAATTATGTTCTCTCAAATATGTTTTAATATCATTAATATTTTTACGCTTCAAATCTTTTTGAGCATTTAATACTTTCCTTCTTGTTCCTCTATCTTTAATTAGTACACTAACAGATTTTTTAAATTTAGATCTACCTAATGTATATTTTCTTTTAATTGTTTTCTTTGTGATATGTTTTGTTGCAATTAATTTACCACCATTTTGCTGAATAGTTTCTTGTAAAATAATTGGTTGTTGAAGAATTGGTTGTTGAAGAGTTGGTTGTTGAAGAGTTGGTTGTAAAATTGTTTGCTGAATATTTTGTTGGGTATCAAGTGGTTTTTTTATTAAATTTTGACTTGTTAATGGATCGATAGATTCTTCCGTTTTTTTATTTTTTATTTTCTGTTTTAATAGATTTAATCTATTCTCTCTAGCAGTTTTTGCTGAAGAAAAATTTGAACCTTCAATAACTAATGAAGCATTAGGATTTGTAACAATGTTATTTTTTTGTGTTTTTGTCCATTCTCTATAGCTTGGTTTTGTTCCACCTTTTAATATGCCATATGGCAATTCATCTTTTGGTTTTAAATAAAATGGTTCAGTATTAATAGGAACAACTTGTTCTATTAATTCTTCAGGTAAATCAATATTTACAACAGGACCTTGTGATATATTTTGTCCTCCCATTGAATGATAATTTCTAATTGTTTTTCTCTCTAGTTCTTCTCTTTGTTTATCTTTTAAAAACGCTGCATTTCTTTTTTCTTCATCAATTAGTTTTTGTTTTGATAATGTCTGTAAATAATTAATAGAATCAGTAAATTCATCATTATAACTAAGTATTTCATTTTTCGGTTTTATAGAAATATCTTCGTTGTTAGACAATTTTCTTTTATTATTTTCTAAAATTTGGGTTTCTTTTTGTTTATGTTCCTTAATTCTTTTTAGTAGTTTATTTTTTAAAACACTTGGGGATATTAATGGCACCACGTTAGGTTTGTTTTTTCTCTCTCTATTTTTTTTTGTTTTACTTCCACCTATACTAAATAACGATGGATTTATAGAAATTGTTTTATGTGACATTTATTATAATATTAAATAAAATTATATATTTTTTTTAACTATAAAGTGTATTATACAAATATTTTTTAAATTCCTTTTCGTCTCTTCTATTTTTTATATCATCATTTTTGAGAAAAATTTCAAAACCTTTATCTAAATCTTTTAAGATTATTTTTTTCTTATCTGTTTCGGGGAGACAAAATACTCTTCGACTATGTGCTATTTTTGTTTTTGCTAGTAAAGTTTCTATATCTCTACCATAGAATTGAAAATAATCTTTATTTTTCTTAAACCAATCTATTGTTATTTTTGAATCTGTATCAATTTCCCAACCAATGTCATTTACCATTTTAATTAATATCTGATATAAATCTTCAGCAGTATATTCATCTGTCTTGAATCTCCAGGTAAAACGCGAATCTAATCCTTGATTAAAAGCAAAAAAACTCTCTTTTAGCTCCTTTTCATAACCTGCTATAATTACCATCAAATTTTCCTTATTATCACTCAAAGCTTCACATAATGTATCAATACATTCCTTAGCAAAGCTATCTCGTTTTTCTGGATTTCCAAGAGCATAAGCTTCATCAATAAATAATACACCACCTAATGACTCTTTAATAACATCCTTTGTTTTTAAAGCAGTTTGACCTAAATAACCAGCAATTAACTCACTCCTAGTGACCTTTTTAAAACTACCTTTTGAGAGAACACCAATTTTGCTATAAATTTTACCCATTATTTTTGCTATTTCTGTTTTACCTGTTCCAGGTGGACCATAAATAACTGTATGTAAAAATTCACCCGAAGAATTTTTATTTTTATGAAGATGTTGAACAAAATATAAAATTTGGTCAACTATATTATTTTTTAATTCTTTCATACCAATCATATTATTTAATTCCTCAAGTGGTTCTTTTATATTATGTAAGGCTTTCATATCAATATTATATTTAATTGCTGGGTCGTTTTGATATCTATCAATTAATTTTAATATATCTGAAATATTATTAATTTCAACTTCAATATTTATTGTCTCTCTAATAGCAACAGGTTTCTCTTCTTTTTTATTAAGTAGTGGTTTATTAGGAGTTAACTTATATATTTTAATATTTAAATTTTTATTTAAATAATCAATATACTTATTAGGGTCATCTGGTTCAATATGTGACATAGAAATATCATTTTGAGTTTGTCCAGTAAAATTAGATGAAGACATATTATTTAAACTGAAATTATTATTTATTTTTTCAATGATTTTATCAATTTCGTTTTTAATATTTTCTTCTGTGTCCGATGTATGTTTTATTTCTTGTAAATTTGGCTCTTTTATTGGATTTTTTGAATTATCTAATGTGGTTAGAAATTTATTATAATTATTTATTCTCATTGGATCCATTATATGTCTTTTACGTTTATTCAACATTAGATATTATTCTAATATTAATTTTATATTATTTAAAATATATATATTACACATTTAAAATTGTTAAAATTTAATCAAAGAATATTTCAACAGAATAAACTCAAATATGTTGATTTTATTTAATAGTTAAGTTTCAATATAAGTTATTTAATATTAAAATTACATATTTGAAATAGGTAATTTTGATTAATTTTATATATAATATATATAAACAATTTAAAAATAAATTGAAATATAAAATAACCGGATAAATGATGTCAAATAGTATCGATAACCAACCAATCACAACAATGAGTGTTAATTTAAATGAGGTATTTGATATTGAGAATGAACCTTATATTGAAACACCTTGGAATATTATTGAATCTTATTTCAAGGGTCAACAATTAGAGAGGTTTGTTAGACATCAATTAGAATCTTATAATAATTTTGTAGGATATCAAATTATTAAAACTATAGAAATGTTTAATCCTGTTCACATTGCGTCAGAACAAGATTATGACCATCAATCTAAAAAATATGCTCTAGAAATATTTATCACATTTGAAAACTTTAATATTTATAGACCTCAAATTCATGAAAATAATGGAGCTATCAAGTTAATGTTTCCACAAGAAGCGCGTCTTAGAAATTTTACTTATGCGGCTTCTACTACTATTGATATTAATATTAAATATATTGTTAGAAATGGTGAGAATTTAGAAAATACACAAACATTTTACAAGACCATTCCTCGTGTTCATATTGGTAAATTGCCAATTATGTTGAAGTCTAATATTTGTGTATTAAACCAATATAAGCATTTTGACAATTCTCAAACTGGCGAATGTAAATTTGACGCCGGGGGATATTTCATTATTAATGGTTCTGAGAAAACTGTTCTAGGACAAGAACGAGCTGCTGAGAATCGGGTTTATTGTTTTAATGTGGAAAAGAATGATACAAAGTATTTATGGAAAGCCGAAATTAAATCTGTTCCTGATTTTAAGTGTATCTCGCCAAAACAGATTTCTATGCTTATTTCATCTAGAAATAATGGTTTTGGTTATCCAATTGTTCTTGAAATTCCACGAGTAAAACAACCTATTCCATTATTTGTTGTATTTAGGGCGTTAGGCGTTATTTCAGATAAGGAAATTTGTAAGAAAATTTTACTTGATATTGATGATATAAAAAATAAACAATTATTGGAAGCCTTACAAGCATCTGTAATAGACTCTGATAAGTTTTTAAGTCAAGAAGAATGTATAAAATATATTACTAGTTTTGCCATGTATACTCCAATTAATATGGATAAAGAAACTGGAGCAAAGAAGAAACATGAATTTACTTTAGATATTCTAAACAATGATTTGTTTCCTCATTGTCATAACATGGAACAAAAAATTTATTTCCTAGGATATATGGCAAATAAGTTGTTAATGGCATATTTTGAAATTATAAAACAAGATGATAGAGACTCTTACTTAAATAAACGTGTTGATGGAACTGGAACACTTCTTAACAATTTGTATAGAAATTATTTCAACAAACTTGTTAAGGATATGGAAAAACAGGTAATTCGCGAAATTAATACTGGTTCATGGCGTTCAAAAGATGATTATGAAAATATAATCAATTTAACAAATATTTATAAAATTATTAAGTCAACTACTATCGAAAATGGTATTAAAAGAGCATTATCAACAGGTGATTTTGGTATTAAACATAGCAATTCTA